ACATTTATATAACTGCTATTATACCGCAGTTATTACAAAAAAGCAAATTTGTCTTACAAGAATTTGTAAAGTGCGTATCGGAAAGTTGCATTTCCAATCAGATATTGGACATCATTATTTGTTCCTGCAAATTGCAGAGAGTCAATACCAATAGGAAATAGATCAATAAATTGCACTGTCTTTGCAGTAGCATTGTTGGCTGTTAAGATCTGTAGTGTAGCATCAGAATAATTTTTTGCTAACTCGCTATAATTAGCAGTGTCATTACCTGTAAATGTTATATACTGATCATATGATTCTGGGAAACCAAGAGCAACAATCCAGTTGTAGATTGATTGATAGTTTTCCATATTTTCATCAACTAGAAACTGCACTGTAAGTTGATCATATGTTAATGTTTCACCAGGAATTGGAGCAATATTAAATGGATTACCAAACTCAGGTGCACCCAAAGTAATTCCAGGAAGATTAACAGACTGACAGAAAAAAGAAATTTTCGGTAATTTCTGAATGTTAAACAGAAACCCATTAGGTGATAATGGATTTATATTAGTTGGAACAGGACATGTGATTGTACTAGCCATTTTGTCTCTTCTGGATAAGTGTCATACTATTATTTAGGAATAAAAAAGAGGGATCCGAAGATCCCTCTAAAGTACCGCTTCTATGTCGGCTTAGTGCCAACTCGATGGATTACATCAAGTTAGTTACTTTAACACGACGGTAGTAGTAGTTTGCGTTCGCAGTTAGATCACCAGTTGAACCAGATGCATCATCTAGGTCAACGAATGGGTTAGCAACTAGACCATAACGAGTCTTGAAGCCGATCTTTGGTTGGAAGCTGTTAGGATCAACTGCACGAACCATTTGCAATGGAACATATGGGCAATAGAACAAGCCAGCATCGAATGCTGAAGTACCCTTGTAACCAACTACGAAGAACTGAGTTGCAGATACGTTAGCAGTGTATGGATCAACATATACTTTGTACTTGCCGTTTAGAACACCAGCAAAAGTAGTAGAAGTATCATCGATGTTTAATGCACTGTTACCTTGTAGAGCAGGAGTGTAGTCAAGAACACCAGCCATCGCTAGAGCAGACGCTACGTCAGCTGAAGTGATGATGAAGTTACCACGACCACGACGAGTTTGTTGACCGATTGCATTGGCTTCACGCTCGATTTGGAACATTAAACCTTTGAACTTCTCAACAGACCAACGACCATTAGAATCAGTATCTAAGTCGAAAGTACCAGCAGTAGTAGTACCAACTGCTGCACCTGCTTTTGCAGTTTTGTAGATTGTACGGATAACTTCACGATTGATTTCAGCAAGGATCTCTGTTGAAAGAATGTTGCTCAATTCGCCTTCAGCATCAAGACCATGAACAGATTTCATATCTTGTGCTAGTTCGATTGAGTACTCAGCTTTCAAAGCACGAGTCTTAGCAGTTACAGAAGTTTTCTCGATAGAGAAAGCCATTGCACCGAAAGAACCATCACCAGTGCCACCTTGACCAAGACGCTCTGCTGCAGATGTTGCTAGACCAGTACCAGTAGTTTCAGAACCACCGAAGTCATAAACACCAGAGTGAGTGCCAGTACCAGCGAAGTCAGTATCTGCTTCGTTGAATAGAGCCTCAGTACCACCTTGAGTGCTGTAACGTGACTTCATTGCGAAAATCAAGCCAGTTGGTTGAGTCATTGGTTGAACACCAGCAACATCATAAGCGATAAGTTGTGGCATTGCACGACGAACCAAAGAGATTAGAACTGGATCAAACTTAGCGAAACCGCCAGTATCACCATAAGAGCCAACAGCGTTAGCTGGTGCTGCTTCGTTCAACTCGCCCATTGCTTCGTGACCACGACGCAATTCACGTTCTTGGTTTTCTAATAGAACTGCAGTAACTTCTTTAATGTAGTTATTTTTGATTGGGGATGCAGCTTCTGAGTTCAGAACTGGAGCCCACTTCTTAACTAAATCTTGACGATTGATAGTCATTTTATTTTCCTTTATTTATTTTTGTTGAGTGCTGATAGATACGCAGACATAGTTGGATCAAGTTTTGGCTTGTTCTCTTCTGTCAATGTTTCTACTGGAGCATCAGTAACAACTGATTTAACATCAGCAGTTGCCTTTGTTGTGAAATAATTTTCACGGATAGTCTTTACTTTAGTCTCAAAAGATTGTGCATCTTCGTATGACAACTCTTCAACAAGACCAGTAAACTTTTCTACTTCAGTGTCAGTTAGACCTTCACTGATTGACTTAACGATTTCAGCACGTTTCTGTTCAGCGATAGTCTTAGACATCTCGATGTTAGTTGCCATCTGTTCATTAAGTTTTACTTCAAGTTCTTCAATCTTGTTTTCCATTTCGCCAAGCACATCGAAACGCTCTTCAGGAACATCGATGTAGTGCTCTTCGAATAGGTTCTTCATACCAGCCACGAAACTCTCAAGAATTTCAGACTTCATTCCACGCTCTAGGGCAATTTCATTATCTTTCATCCACTGCTCAGCTACATAGCCGAGATATCCATCAACTTGTTCAACAAGACCCTCTACATTCTTTGCAACTTGCTCAGCAAGTTTGCTTTCGAATTCTTCTTCTAATCGTGCTACTTCTTGCTTAACACGACTCATAACTGCAGCTTCATAAATGGTAGTTGCTTTCGCTTTGAACTCTTCAGAAAGTTCTTCACCATTCATAAGTGCATCAATATCTTCCTTAACACCTTTTAGGTGGCTAGGCTCAGCTGCAACCGCACCTTTGGTTGCTGCGTTTTCTTTCTTAGAAGTACCACCTTCTGCTTCTTTCTCATCTTCGACATTGTTTTTAGCATTGTCTGGATTTGGATTTTCTGCAGCAGGTTTAACTTCTTCTTCAGTGATCTCTTCCACAATCTCGTCTGCTACTTGCTCAGCAAGTTTTGCTTTTTTAGATTCTGCTAAGATTTCAGCAATTTTTTGTTCGATTGACATCGTTTTCTCCTGTAACTGGATAGTTCTGTTATATTATTTATTATTTATCTGATTTTACTCAGAAACTTTTGGAAAGCGACTATCTTTGCTTCCTCTAAATTACGAGAAGAAGTTTTTCTAATAATAGCTTTAACTTCTTCAATATGTTTTTCCACAAACTTTCCATCAACGAATACCCACTCTTTATTCTCCATAATGCCTCTAACATAAGCGTCAGGAGCAGAAGGGTCGGCAACGATGTCGGCTGCAGTGGACAGCATGAAATCGTCTTGAACAACTTGAATACCATCCTCATTTACTTTGAGGGATCCAAGTGCTCGACTAGAAACTCCAAGGTTAGCACCGCCATCTAAAAGACCACGAGCGATTTGACCCATTGGGGTTTCAAGAATCTTTGCTTTGCCAATATAATTAGTGCCTTCTTTTCTAAGAGAAACGATTAGGTGTGAAACACGATCTAGATTAATCTGTGGATTATCTGGATGACCTAGTTCACCATAAGCACGATTATTTTCAACTTGTTCTTGCATGTAACGAGCAACTTCTTTATCCATAACTGATTCTGGATACATGCGTCCGTTACGATTTTTTAATTCTGATTGAAGGAATACACCTTCAATAAAATACTCTTTACCTTTACCTAGTTTATTTTCAGTAACTAGATTAACGGATTCTGTAACTTCTCTAATGAGTCTCATTTAATTAACTCCCTACTGCAGTTTGATCGTCATACGCACCATAAACAGCAGTCTCAACCTTAGAGGCATAACCACCAATTTTGCGTAGTGTTAGATATAATTGTGCTTCTGCGCCAGCAATTGTAACAACGATGTCGCTTGTGTTTTGAATCGTATCAGCAAATCCCATACCTGCAGCAAACTCAACATCATCATGTCCTTCTGCTGAAACTGTAGTTATGTTAACAGAATTTCTTGCAATAGTAATTGTTGAAGAAGGTAGACCAGTAAATTGAAACCCTACAATATTAACTGTTTGAGTTCCACCAGATAACGATTGAGTTGATGCTAAACAATCGCTGTTTAAAGTGATCGTTGATGATGCTGCAGTACCAGCAATCTTAACGATTGTCTCGTTATTTGTATTTTTAAGAACTGTCTTGGTGACTGCCATCTTTATTCCTCTATTTGTTCAAGCACATGAAAGAAGTTTTCTTTTGACTCTCTCATATACTCGATAATCTCTGTTTGATTTTGTAATAAATTATTTAGGTGCTCTTGAGTTCGAACATCAATTGCTACAATTGATTCATCTTCAAGAACATAATGCAGTTTATTTTCAACAAGTCTATCAAGTTTATTTAATTTTCTAATTTCATGAACAACTGGGTCTACACTAAACATATGAGAAGAAGCAAG